CCAGAACTAACTCAAGAACAAAAAGATCAAAATACAGCTGATACTCATAGATGGAGTTACAACTGGAATGAAACAAATGGTTCTTGGGATTTAGTTAATTCTAAAGTCTAACACTTGACATTATTATAGAATCTTACTACATACTGTAACAGGTATGCACAAGAAAGTATTGTCAGAAATAGCACTGTATTACGGCACTATTGATATGCCAAAGTATTGGGATATTGATAGAGAAAAATTAGCGCAAGATATTTTAACACAAAATTTATTTAATAAAGAATTTCCATTCTCCAGAACTTGGGACATGTTAAATACATACATGAGAGATCATATTAATTTAGAATATGGTTTTTCATTAATTAATAAAAAGACATGGGGAAATTTTTATAAACCAAGAGAAGCATCGCTTCCTTTATTACAAGTAGATAAAGTTGATTTAAGAAATTCACCTGACTTTGTATTTTTATATGGAGTGAAACTTGCAAAAGATTCTTGTTTTGTCAGAATACATTTTGATGATAATAGAAGAGCAGGAAGAAGTTGGGATATACCTTTAAATAATAATCAATTTATTATGTTTCCAGCAACTCAAATGTACTACATATCTTCCAATACCAGCGATCAATTAAACTTTATACAAACGATTACTTATGAATTTATCTAATTATTATTGGGCTTTTAAATCAGCTTTACCACCAAGATTATGTGATGATATTATTAAATATGCTTTAGCTAAACCAGAAGCTATGGCTAGAACAGGTGGATATGGTGATAGAGAATTAAAACAAGATGAAGTGTTGAATATGCAACGAAAAAGAAAATCAGATTTAGTGTGGTTGAATGATACTTGGATATATAAAGAAATACATCCTTATGTTCATCAAGCCAATAAAAATGCAGGGTGGAATTTTGATTGGATACGATCTGAATCCTGTCAATTTACTAAATATAAACTCAATCAATATTATGATTGGCACTGTGATAGTTGGGATAAACCTTATGATAAACCAGGTAGTCCTGAACATGGTATGATTAGAAAGCTTTCTGTAACTTGTCAGTTAACTGACGGTTCTGAATATACAGGTGGTGAACTTCAATTTGATACGAGATCGTATGATCCTCATATGAGAGATGAAGATAAACACGTCATCACCTCAAAAGAAATATTACCCAAAGGTTCTATTGTGGTATTCCCTTCTTTTGTGTGGCATCGTGTTCAACCCGTAACAAGAGGAACTAGATATTCATTGGTTATTTGGAATCTTGGATATCCATTTAGGTAGGTATGCAAATATTAGAATATTTTAAAACTCCCATATGGTTGGAAGAAAAACCAGAGTTTATAAAATCATTAAACAAAGCAAGCGATCCTTATATTAAGGAAGCAAGAAAAAGAAATAAAGATCACATTAAAAAACATGGTGATTTTGGAATTGCTCATCATTCTACGCCACTAACCGTAGATACTAAATTTAAAGACTTCCATAATTATGTAGGTCAAAAGTGTTGGGAATTTTTAGATTGGCAAGGATTTGATATGAGTCAATATCAAACTTTCTATGAACAAAGTTGGGTACAAGAATTTGCATCCAAAGGTGGTGGACATCATTCCGCGCACATTCATTGGAATACCCATGTCAACGCATTTTATTTTTTAAAATGTGGTGAAGAGACTTCTTATCCTATTTTTCATGAACCGCGAACAGGTGCTAGAACAACAAAATTAAAAATGAAACCTGGTAATGGTGTCTTTCATGGGACAGAATTGATTCACTTCAAACCAAAACCAGGGACACTTATTATATTTCCAGGGTACATGGAACATGAATATGCAGTCGATTATGGAAAAAAACCATTTAGGTTTATTCATATCTGTATATCTGCAGTATTAAAGGAGATGGCTAAAAATGTCTAAAAAGTACAATTTTAAAAAAGACAACTTTTGTGTCATTGAATCAGCTATTTCTAATGACTTAGCTACTTTCTTATATAATTATTTTTCTATGCAAAAACAGGTATATGATACTTGTATTAAAGAAAGATACATTTCCCCTTTTGAAACTATGATTGGTTATTATGAAGGTCAAGATGAACAGATTCCTCATACCTATTCTCAATATGCTAATATGGCTTTTGAGACTTTGTTATTAAAACTTCAACCTGTTATGGAAAAAACAACAGGATTAAAGTTAACCCCTAATTATACCTATGCAAGAATTTATAAACCAGGTGATATATTAAAACGTCACAAGGATAGATTCTCTTGTGAGATATCTACTACATTAAATCTTGGTGGAGATAAATGGCCTATCTTTATAGAACCTTCTGGAAAAGAAGGAATGAAAGGTGTGTCTGTGAATTTAAAACCAGGAGATATGTTAGTGTATAGAGGTAATATACTAGAGCATTGGAGAGAACCGTTTAAAGGTAAAGACTGTGCTCAAGTATTTCTGCATTATAACAACACTAAAACCAAAGGTTCTAAAGAAAACCTATTTGATAGAAGACCTCATTTAGGACTTCCATCTTGGTTTAAACGTTGATATAGTACTATAAACGAGCCAGAACACCACCCATACCACCGTTCTGGCTCGTGTATAGGAGATATTAATGTTTTTTGGCGGCACATCATTTGCAGCAGCACCTTTTGCGGATCCAGGATTTAATCCTAATGCATTAGCTATTTTAACTGGTTCTAGAATTAATGAATCAACAGGAACAGTTACTACTGTTGGTAAAGCATTAATATTGCCTACTGGAAACAGATTAAATTTCACGATCGGTAATGTAGTCATCGCGGTCAACAAAACAGTAGAAGTTACTGGTACTGCCTTTGATATTGGATCGGGGACCGTGGCTATTACAGCAGGAGCTACTACTGCATTAACAGGAAACTTATTTAACTTTACTACAGGAACTGTTAACGTAGCAGATGTTGTAGGAGTTAGTGGTAATAGAATTGATGTAGATACAGGAACGGTATCTATTGTTGCTGATGCAATTATTGCATTAACAGGAAACAGAATTGATCTATCTACAGGAATCGTTAAAGTAGCAGATGTTGTAGGAGTTACTGGTAATAGAATTAATCAAAGCAATGGAACTGTTGCAGTAACAGCTGGTGCTGTAGTATTACCAAATGGAACTAGAGTAGAATTAGATACAGGAACTGTTACGATTACAGGAACTGCAAATGTTTCTGTCACTGGTAATAAAGTAGATTTAACAATTGGTAATGTAACTGCTAAAGCTAATGCTACAGTTATTGTTACTACTAATAGACAAAACTTATCTATAGGAACAGTTACTATTTTAGCTAATGCAACTGTATTACCTACAGGAAATGAATTTGAAGTAGGAACTTCAAGAGTAAATATAAAACAATGGAATGGTATTGTACCTGGTGTAGATCAGATATGGACCAGAATCCATACACCATAGGATATTAAATGTTATTTGGCGCAACTACTTTTGCTCAGTCACCTTTTGCTTCACCAGGCGGTGTAAGTGTTCAAGTTGTATTAAATGGCGTACAAATGAACTTTGCCATTGGCAATGTTACTATACAAGGTAAATCTCTTGTATTACCTACAGGCCAAAGAGTTGATTTAGCAACAGGAAATGTACAAGTAGTTCTAGGGCAAACAGTATTAGTAACTGGTAAGGAATTAGCTCTTGCAACTAACCCTGTTTATGTGGTAAACTGGAACCCGATTCCGCCAAACGTGAATCAAATATGGATCCCGATAGATCCAGAAAATCCGTAGGAGAAATATGGCATCGACTTATTCGAATGATTTAAAATTAGAACTTATAACTACTGGTGAAAAATCAGGAACATGGGGAACTATTACTAACACCAATTTACAACAATTAGAACAAGCGGTATCAGGATATATAGCAGTAGATGTAGCATCTTCTGATGTTGCATTAGCTTTATCGAATGGAGCTGTATCTAATGGTAAGAATTTTTACTTTAAACTAACAGGAACATTAACTGGAAATAGAAATGTGACTATGCCTGATTCTGCAGAACGAGTATTTGTCGTAGAAGACGCAACTTCTAGATCTGCTTCTAATTATACTTTAACTATTAAAACTGTATCAGGAACAGGAATTACATTACCTATTGCTTCTACTAACTTAGTATATTCTGATGGAACTAACATCAGTTTAGGTTTAAGAAAAAAAGGTTACTTTACTCCTTCTGCAACTTATACAGCAGTCAATGGAGATCAAATTTTAGTAGATACTTCAGGAGGAGGAATTGGAGCTCCTGTAACTATTAATTTACCTGCATCACCATCGGTTGGTGATGAAGTTCATTTTATTGATAGTGGATCCAATTTAGCTTCTAACAATTTAACGATTGGTAGAAATAGTTCTAATATTTTAGGATCAGCTTCTGATCTAGTAGTTTCAACAAACGCAGTTGCGTTTACACTAGTATATGTCAATGCGACCAGAGGCTGGGCATATAAAGATAATGTATAGGAGGTTACATGCCTCTCCAACAAGTTAAGTTTGCACCAGGAATAGACAAACAAAATACAACCGTAGGTGCTCAAGGTCGTTGGGTAGATTCAGATAACGTACGATTTAGATATGGCTTACCTGAAAAAGTGTCAGGTTGGTCTTCTTTAATTACAGATACTTTAGTAGGAGTTGTTCGTAAACAACATGCATTCGTAGATATATCGGGAAATAGATATGTTGCTTTAGGTTCAGATAAATTTTTAATTATTTATTTTGAAGGACAATTATACGACATCACACCTATTAGAACTACTTTATCTTCAGCAACGATTGCAACAACAAATACTTCCGCTGTTTGTGAAATTACTACTGGAACTTCTCATGGTTTAATTGCAGGGGATATTGTTTTACTAGAGAATGTAACTTTACCTGGTGGAACAGGTTATTCTGATTCTGATTTTGAAGGCAAGTTATTTCAAGTAACTGGTGTTTCATCTACTACTGTATTTACTATTACACAATCCACAGCGGCAACCGCAACCGTATCTACGGGTGGAAGTATTGATGTTAAACCTTATGAGAACGTAGGCCCTGCAGAACAATCGTATGGTTATGGTTGGGGAACCGATACATGGGGAGCAGGAGGATGGGGAGAAGCTTCTTCAGCACAAGATGTTATTCTAGAACCAGGTCTTTGGTCATTAGATAATTTTGGACAAGTATTAATAGCAACGATTGCTAACGGAAAAACATTTACTTGGAATGCTGGAGCAGTAAATCCACTTACTGTTCGCGCTTCTACTTCCACTTCAGGTTTTTCTACATCAGCAAATCCAACAGCATCTAGACTTACTTTAGTATCTCCTACGACTCGTCACTTATGTCATTTTGGAACTGAAACAGTTATTGGAGATAGTGATACTCAAGATGATATGTTTATTCGTTTTTCTGATATTGAAAATATTAACGACTACACACAAACAGCCATCAACGCTGCAGGAAGTTTTAGATTGCAAGATGGAACGCGGATCGTGGGTGCATTAAAAGCAAAAGAAACCATTCTAGTTTGGACCGATAATGCTTTATACACTATGAAATATATTGGCGCTCCTTATACCTTTGGATTTGAACAAGTAGGAACCAACTGTGGTTTAATTGGTAAAAATGCAGTGATAGAAATAGACGGAGCTGCTTATTGGATGAGTAACAATGGATTCTTTCTATTTGATGGTACAGTTAAATCTATGCCATGTTCAGTAGAAGATTATGTATATGATCAATTAGATACTACCAAAGGTCAACAAATTTATGCAGGGATTGATAACTTACATACAGAAGTAATTTGGTATTATACATCTACTTCTTCTGATTTTAATGACCAATATGTAATTTATAATTATGGAGAAACTGCGATCGCAGGAGGGAATCCAGTTTGGTATACAGGGACCGAAGCTAGAACTTCATGGATTGATGCAGTAGTTTATCCTAATCCTTTTGCAACTAAATATAATAGTTCAGCAAATGGAACTTTTCCTGTGGTTGTAGGTCAAGATGGTTTAGGACAAACCACTTATTTTGAACATCATGTAGGAACAGATCAAGTAAATCCAGATGGAACTACTACTGCTATTACTTCTACGTTAACTTCTTTTGATTTTGATTTAAAAATAGATGGAACTGATGGTGAGATATTTTTAGCTATGAGACGATTTATTCCTGATTTTAAAAATTTACAAGGAAGTATACAAATGACATTAGCGGTAAAACGTTATCCATCTCAATCTAGTACAGCTACTGCTTTGAGTCCTTTTACTATTACCACTTCTACTACAAAAGTAGATACTAGAGCAAGAGGTCGTTATGCAAATATAAATATTCAAAATACAAATATAAGTGAGGACTGGAGATTTGGTACACTTAATTTAGATTTACAACCAGATGGTAGAAGATAATGACAAAGATTAACGTAAGAATACCAGAACCAAAAGTAGAATATGATGTATCTAACCAAAAACAAATTAACAGATCTATTTCTTCTGTTATTGAACAATTAAATTCTACTTATTTAAATGAACTTAAACAAGAAACAGAACGATTTACTTGGTTTAGTATGACAGGAGGAAATTGTTAATGAGTTGTAATAATGTCAATATAGAACCAGTAGTCATTGGTGGTGGAAATGGATCCACAGCTTATGATGCATTTGGTAGATTAAGAGTTTCTAATCCTTTAACTATATTTGATTCTAAAAATATCATGTCAAAGAATACATTATTTGATGAATCTACATCAGGATCAGGTGGAGTTACTTACACAGCTAATAAATCTACGGTTAATTTAAATGTGACAGAAGTATCAGGTGATAAAGTTATAAGACAATCTAAAAGAGTAATGTCTTATCAACCTGGTAAATCATTACTTAATTTAAATACATTCGTTATGAATACTTTAACAGCCAACCTTAAACAAAAGGTTGGTATGTTTGATGCTAATAATGGAATCTTTTTTTATGCAGATGGTACTACGTTAAAAATAGTTAGACGTACTTATGTAACAGGTTCTGCTGTCGATACAGAAGTATCTCAATCTATTTGGAATGGAGATAAATTAGATGGTACAGGTGCGTCAGGTTATACACTAAATCCAGCATTAGCTACTATTTTATTTATGGATTTTGAATGGCTAGGGATGGGAGCGGTTAGAGTTGGTTTTGTTATTGATGGCAAATTTATAGTCGCACATACATTTTTTAATGCTAATAATTTAGACACCGTTTATATGCAAACGGCAACTTTACCAATAAGATATGAAATTGAAACAACTGCAACATTAGCTGCAGGAACTTATACATTACAACAAGTTTGTTCTACTACAATGATTGAAGGAGGTTATCCTCCACAAGATGTACAACGTATGATTAGAACTCAAGATATTTCTACTGGTGTTACTTTATCTTCAGTTAATACATTTTATAATCTTGCAACTATTAAAATTAAATCAGGAAGACCTTATGCAGTTATTGTTCCTGCTGGTATAGATGTATTAAATATATCTAATGTTGATTATGAATATGCATTGTTTGTTAATGCCACACCTTCTTCACCTTTTAGTTATACAAGTTTTGATGACAATGTAGAATATGATTTAACTACAGTTAGTTTATCATCATTAGGAACACAAGTAGCATGTGGTTATTTAGGAGGAAAAACTGCACCATCTGTATTAGGGCCAGTTGATTTTATTAATTTTGGATATCAAATAGGACAGACAATTGGTGGAGTTTCTGATACATTAACACTAGCAGCTAAAGCAGGTTCTCCTAGTAGTAAAGTTGCTGCTCAATTTAAATGGTATGATGTAACGTATTAACATGGCAAATATATATAAAAATACATTCTATGATCCATCTGTTACTACAGCAGTGACGGTATATACAGTGCCAAGTGACTCACGTGCCATTGTTCAAAATATACAAATTACAAATGCGTCTGGTGGAAAAATAGTTAAAGTACATATAACTGATTCATCAGCAAGTACAGATTATCAAATAGCTTATGCAAGTATTACAGGCGCTACCATATGTAACTTGGCTAAAGGGCCTGTGGTATTAGAAGAAAACGATGTATTAAAGATTGAATCTTCTGATACAACTGGTATAAGTGGTATTGTATCAATATTAGAAATAAATAGAGATTAGGAGGAATATGCCATTTATAGAAGAAGGTGATGTAGCTTATACCATGATCAACGGTAAAAAAGTACCAGTGGTTAAATGCGAAACAGAAGTAGTTTTAAGAAATACAGTTACCAATACAGAATATAATTCAGACGCGGAAGCCGAAGCGGACATCGCGGACCCAAATACAGCTACTCAAAAAGAACATGTAGTAAGGTCTGTCAAGATAAAAGTGGCTGCAATGCCACCTTTAGGGGCTTCTTCTAAAGAATTGTAATGTTGACTGTTTGGTTAAAAACAAGTAAATTATGATATTCTGGCTTAAATCAAGAGTAGCCAACTTGCTTTTCATAATATAAAATAGGAAAACACATGGGATTTTTAAGTAAAGTATTTAAACCAGTACAAAAAATAGTTCAAAAAGTAGTACCTAAAGAAATTAGGCCAGCTTTACCTTTTATTGCTGCTGCTTTTGGTGCTCCTTATTTAGCACAAAGTAGCTTTTTAAGTGGTATTGGAAATCAAGCTTTAAGGCAAGCTATAGCAAAGGGATTAGTTTCAGCCACTACTTCAGGAGCAATGGGTGGGGATACTAAGGATATTTTAAGAAGTGGAATTTTAGCTGCAGCACCAGACGTATTATCTGAAGGTTTAGGAAAATTTTCAGAAACATATGGTGGAGCACCTCAAGGATTAATTGAAAAAGGATTAGCAACTAGAACACCGTTAGAATCTATTGCTTATGGAGCAGGAAAAGCAGCTGAATATTTAACTGATCCAAGTCTTTCTGGACAGGCAAAAATAATTGGTGGTTTATCTTCTATTGAAGGAGCAGCACAAATGGCTGAATTAAATGAAAAAGCAATAAAAGATTATGAAGCTCAATTAGCTCAACAAGGAGTAATAGATAAATCAGATAGAAGAAACGCTATCTTTGGTTATTTCTCTAGAGCAGGTTATGAAGATGATGAAATTAATTCTATGTTAAATAAATATGGATATGCTTCTGGTGGTAGAGTTGGTTATAAAGAAGCAGGTTTAGTTACTTTAAAAGTAGAAGATTTATTAGAAATGATGTCTAATAAAGGTAAAGATAAAGAAGATAAATTTGATTCAAGAGGATTGTCTTCTGGTATTGAAGGTTTAATGTCTGGATATAAAATGGGAACAGGTAGATCTTTATTAAGTGAACCAGAAGTTCCAAGATTTACACCAGGACAATTTTATAATCAAGGTGGAGCAATAACTCCTCCAGGAATGGAAATGGATTTAAGAGGTGGTGGATTTATTAGAATTGGATCAAAAGAAAAAGCAGATGATGTCAATGCAAGAGTATCTAAAAATGAATTTGTTATGACAGCAGATGCAGTTAGAGGTGCAGGTAGAGGAGATCCAAGATTAGGTGCAAAAAGAATGTATGAAATCATGAACAAATTTGAGGCAATGGCATAATGGCAGAAACAGTTACAAGGCAACTTAGAGAACCTTTTGTTGAGACGGCTGGTATAGGTTTAACCGAAGCAGCTTTACCGTATCTTAAACAGGCAATACCAACAGCAAGTTATACAGGAGCACAATTTGTAGCAGGACCTGGTGCATTAGAAACACAAGCTATGCAACAAGCTGCACAACTTTCAGCTGGACCACAAGCTTACCAAGCTTATATGTCTCCTTATCAACAAGAAGTTATTGATACTTCTTTAGCTGCGCTACAAAGAGAACAAGCAAAAGGATTACAAGCTTTAAGACAAGGAGCAATTCAAGCAGGTGCTTTTGGTGGTGGTAGAGAAGGAGTTGCATTAGGTGAATACCAAGCAACAGCAGATATTCAAAGAGCATTAGCAGAAGCTCAATTAAGACAACAAGGATTTCAAAGTGCTCAACAAGCCGCGATCCAAGGTTTACAATCACAACAAGGTTTAGGAACTTACCAAGCACAACTTGGTGGATTGCAAAGACAATTACAACAAGCTGGATTAACAGCTCAACAAGAAGCGGCAAGAGAAGCTGCATTCGAACCATTCACTAGATTAGGTTTAATTGGACCACAATTAGCTTCTGTAATCGGTGGATTCCCTGCAGCAACTCAAGTTCAAACTACGCCTCCTCCTAGTACTTCTCAACAATTATTGGGACTTGGTATTGGAGCTGCTGGTTTAGCTGGTGCTGCTAAATCATTAGGATTTTTTGGATAATAATATGAGTAGAATATTAAATAGACCAATGTTTAGATCAGGCGGTAAAGTAGACAGTAAAGGTACTGGTATTACATCTGGATTAGAACCTAAAAGAGGAATAGTAGATGGACCAGGAGGTTATGCTGGTGAAAAAACAAGTGACATTTATAAAAGAATTAGAACTGAACTTGCACCTGCACCAGGTTTAAGTTTAGGTGATTATTTACAAATAGCTGCAGCAGGAGCTGATATATTAGGAGCTCCTTCTGAAGGTGGAGGAATTAAAGGTACTTTAGCAACTGTTAGTAAACCTTTAGCTACATTAGGTAGAGGTCTTGCAACTACTATGGGTAAAAGAGAATCTGATGTATCACAACTTGCAGGTGCTTTAACAGAAGCAGAACTTAAATCTCAAGGTGAATTTGGTAAACGAGAGGCAGCATTCAATGCTTTATATGATACCAAAAAACAAGCAATTCAAAGTGATACCTCTTTAAGCGCTGATGAAAAAAATAAAAAATTAAGAGATTTAGAAATAAGTAAATCTAGAGATTATGAATTTTATGTAATCAAAGGTGGTGATGTATCGGACTACTTTAAATTAGCTTCACAAAAAGAAGCTATTGAAGCAGCAGATAAAGCAGCTAAAAATAGATTAAAAGCAGAAGGAATAGATAAAAATAATCCTAATTATTCTTCTAAACTTGCTGCATATCAAGCTGAATTTTTATCACAATTTGCACAACAATTTGGTAAACAATTTGCTGAAGGTGGAGCGGTGACCGCCGATACTACAGACTCACAAACTCCAGGTCAATTACAAATGATTAGTTATGATGAGTTAAGAGCAAGATTACCACAACAAATTACAGATGACATTGTGACATTATTATCAACAAGTTATGAGGCATTAGCTGATTTTGCAGAAATACAAACTCAAGCAGATGTCAATGCATTCAACGAAAAATATAACGTTCAATTAGTATTACCACAAGGAGAATAACATGCCAGTTATTCCTAAACTTGAGGATTTTAAACAAATAGTCAAAGAAGCTGAAGAATCAGGCTATATAGATCTTAGTGAAGATAAAAGAAAAGTAGTTGTTAATCCATTATCTTTTTTAAGATTTTTACCTGGTGGAACAGGTCTTCAAAAATTAGAAGCTGAAGGTAAAATTAAATTTGAAAGTGATGAAGAAATTGACGCAGCAAAAGAAATAGAACGAGCAATTGTTGGTGGAGGAACTAAAGCGGTTTCTGCTATAGCCAGTTTAATTACATCAGGAATTGATTTATCTGGAAAAACTAATCTTACTAAAAAATTAGATGAAGCAACTAATAATTTTTTACAAAAACATGGTGATCCTAAAACACTAGCAGGAGAAGTAACAGAATTAGTAACTCAATTTGGTTTACCTGGTGGTATAGTTGCTAAAATAACAGGTAATGTAGGTAAGTTAGAAAAAATAAAAAAATTAGATACATTAATTAATAAAACTGTAGGAAAAATATCTAATAAATATATAAGAAATACCGTAGCTGGAGCTACTAGTGTTGCAAAAAGAGCTGGGCAAGGTGGATTAACTATTGGACTAACAGATTTAGCTTTTTCAGATCCTGGTAGAAAAACTTTTATAGGTGGTCAAGTTGATGAAACAGGTAAAACAGGAAGAGATTTAGCTGTAGCTAGATTAATTAATAAACTTAAATATGCTCAAGAAGGAGCTTTAATTGGAGCTGGTTTTCCTGTAGTAGGAAAAGCATTAAGTTTAGGTGCAAAATTTGGTTTGTATGGTTATGGAAAAGTATTTGATATTGGAAGTAGAGTAGCCAATCCAGTAGTTGCTTTAACTTCTAAAGCATTGGCTTTAGATAAATATGTACTTCCAACATTATCTAATGCAATTAAGACTAATGTAAATACAATTGGAGAAATAGGAACAAGGATTTTACTGCCTGTTGTATCAATAGGTAAAGTTTCACCTTTAACTAGAATTAGAGATGGTTTACCAGAATTTAAACAATGGAGATCTTTTAGTGTTAATAGCACCGATGATTTAAGAAAAACATTAAAACGAATTGATAATGGTTTATCTTATTTTAGATCAGTAGGAAGATTTTCTCCTGAACAAGCTGCAGTTAGGCAAGAAGCAGAAAAAAGAATTGTTAAAACAGCTAGAGTAGTAGAGAAACTTTTAGATTCTATTGAAAAGAAAAATTATGATTTAGTTAAAGCTTCTAAAAATTTATATGACACAAAAACTACTTCTCCAGCAAGTATGGATAAATATTTAGATGATATTTTAGAATACATAAAAGGAGAAAGATCTTTAAAAACATTACAACCAGAACTACAACCTGCATCACAAAGATTAAAAGGTTTAATGGACAATGCTAAAAAAGAATTCTCTAATTTGCTTCCAGACGACAGTGTAATTAAACCTATATTAACTAAAAATTTAAAAGGATACATGAGAAAATCATTCTCTGTATTTACTAATCCTAATTATGCAGTGGATGAAACTTCTTCTGTATTTAAAGATGCAGTTACTTTTATGAGAGGTATTATTAATAAGAATAAAGATTTAAGAGAATATGCACGTAATGTTCAGGAAGCAGAAAAAGTTAG